TCTGACTGTTTATCCCCAAAAACGTCTGTAATGACCCAGCAAGGCCCTTGCGCTGGCCAACCTGAGCAGGATGTTAACTAATGGCAACCAAAGCTAGCCAGCCCTTACGAGGGGCGGTGAAACCACGCCTAGAAAACAAGCCGCTCAAAGGTTTAAGCCGAGGCGATGAAGTTGCACAGCTTGCAGAGGATATTGGCCTGCCGCTTTTACCCTGGCAACGCTACGTACTTACAGATATGTTAACCGTGGATAAAAATAAAATGTTTATTCGTAAATCTAACCTGCTTTTGACGTCACGCCAACAAGGCAAAAGTCACCTGGCGCGTATGCGTATCCTGGCAGGCTTATTCTTGTTTAACGAGCGTAACCACGTGGTTATCTCCTCAGCGCGATCTATGGCATTAACTACTTTTAGAGAAGTGGCACAAGCTATAGAGGATGCACCTATCCTAAAGAAAGAGCTAAAGAGCATCCGCTACGCCAACGGTAATGAGGCCATAGTATTAAAGTCAGGTGCCCGCCTAGATGTACGTGCAGCTACACGTGACTCAGCCCGCGGTGCCACGGCAGATTTTCTATTTATAGATGAGCTAAGAGAAGTTGACCAGGTAGCCTTTGCAGCTGCTATGCCTGTGACTCGTGCCCGTCCAAACGCCCAAACCCTACTGGCCAGTAATGCAGGTGATGCTTTTAGTGTGACCTTAAACGAGTTACGGGAGCGATGCCTGGCGCATCCGCCCGAGTCGCTAGGTTATTACGAGTACAGCGCGCCACAGTTTGCAGCTTTAGATGATCGTAAAGCCTGGGCTATGGCAAACCCAGCTTTAGGAATACTGGTAACTGAGGCATCAATCCAAGAGGCCCTGACAACACAAACCACAGAGCAATTTAGGACAGAAACGTTATGCCAATGGATAGATTCGCTACAATCACCGTGGCCCCACGGTAGTGTCGAAGATGCCAGCGACATCAACCTGAAAATGGCACCTGGGCCTTTAACTGTTTTTGCCTTTGACGTAAGCCCGAGCCGCCGCGATGCAAGCCTCGTTATGGGCCAGCTTTTAAGTGACGGGCGCATAGGTGTAGCTGTGTTAGATACCTATAGCTCACAGGTAGCCGTAGATGAGTTGGCTATAGCTGCAAGTATTAAAAAATGGGCCGATATGTATTACCCACGTATGGTTTGTTATGACAAGTACACTACGGCATCCATAGCCCAGCGTTTGCAAAATGCAGGCGTACAAACGCGAGACGTATCAGGGCAGAGCTTTTATACAGCTTGTTCAGACTTCCACGATGCCCTAGTTAATGACCGTTTAAGGCACAGCGGGCAGGATCTATTGATACAACAAATGGCAAACTGTGCAGCTAAAATAACACCCGATGCCTGGCGTATTGTGCGCCGTAAATCAGCTGGCCCTGTAGATATTCCAATAGGCCTAGCTATGGTAATTCACATCCTGGCACAGCCCGTATCTGAGGCTAAAGTTTACGTTTAGACACGCCGAGGGTGTGTATAACTTTACACCTGTGGATAACCTATAATCCGCCCTATGGGTCTATTGCAAACTTTTGGTTTAACTAAAAAAGATGTTACTGCCCAGCTAGCCCCTGCCGTTATGTCACAAGGTTACGGCGCTGGCGTTTATAGCTACGGCGGCCTTTATGCAACTGGCAACGGTGCCCCGTTTATGGATCGTTTTACAGCTTTGCAAGTACCAGCTGTTGCACGTTGCCGTAATTTAATTGCAGGCGTTATATCAAGTATTGATTTAGAGTTATACAAAAAATCTACAGGCGCAAAAATGGAAAGCCCGCTATGGCTTGACCAACCCGATATGCGCCAGCCACGTAGCGTAACTATCGCTTATACCGTTGACTCATTACTATTTTACGGCGTTGCATATTGGCGCGTTACAAGTTTATATGCAGATGACGGGCGGCCCAGCGGTTTTGAGTGGGTAGCTAATACTCGCGTAACTGTTACAACTAACAAGTATGGCGATGAAGTTGAGTATTATTCTGTTAATGGTGAGCGCGCACCTATGGCTGGTATTGGATCACTCGTTACTTTTCAATCTTTGCTACCTGGCGTATTAGAGACAGGCGCCCGCACAATACAAAGCGCGATAGATATACAAAAGGCTGCAAGTGTTGCGGCATCTACGCCTATGCCAACTGGATTTATTAAAAATAGCGGTGCAGATTTACCTGAGGCACAGATTAGCGGTTTGCTAGCTGCCTGGAAGGCTGCTCGTGCATCACGTAGTACAGCATATTTAACAAGTACTTTAGATTATCAGCAAGTAGGTTTTAGCCCTAAAGATATGACCTACAACGAAAGCAGCCAGTATTTAGCTACCGAAATAGCACGGTTAATGAACGTACCCGCATATTACATAAGTGCAGATATGAATAACTCAATGACGTATCAAAATATCATTGACGGCAGGAAAGAGTTTGTAAGTTACTCACTGCAACCATTTTTAAGCTCAGTAGAAAATCGGCTATCTATGGATGATATTACGGCGCACGGTAACGTAGTGCGCTTTGCGTTAGATGAGACTTTCTTACGTGCCGATACTGCAGCGCGTTTAGATGCAATAGAGAAAATGCTTAACCTGGGTTTAATTGACTTAGAGCAAGCGCAAAGTATGGAACAGCTAAGCCCTAGTGGCCTTAATGAAGGGAACGAAATCCGTGATCTTAACGTTTAGTGGCAATATCGAGGCAGTAGATAGCGGCGAGCGCCGTATGATTTCAGGCAAAATTGCACCCTATGGCGAGGTAGGTTATACAAGCGCGGGCAAAGTAGTTTTTGCTGAGGGGTCAATTAGCGCAGCTGAGCCAAGTAAAGTAAAACTCCTAATGGCACACGATAACTCAGCCGTGGTGGGGCGTATGCAAAGTATGACCTCAGCTAAAGACGGCCTCTATGCAAGTTTTAAGGTAAGTGCATCCTCACGTGGATCAGATGCGATTTTGCTAGCCCAGGAACAACTTATGGACGGCTTATCCGTTGGTGTGGAAGTTACCGCATCAAAGCCCCAAAAGGATTACCTCCTGGTCACCGCTGCCACCTTACGCGAGGTGTCACTCGTTGAGAGCGCTGCCTTTGCAAGCGCTGCGGTGCAAAAAATTGCTGCAGCTGCAGGCGATATGCCAGTAGAGGCGGCAGAGTCCACAAGTACAAAAATTACGACAACTAACACCGTAATAAACTCAACCACAACCGAAACCGAAACCGAAAGCGAGGCCGCTGTGACTACAGCCCCCGATTCAAACGCACCTGAGGCAGTAGATGCCACAGAGCAGGCTGCACCTACAGTAGAGGCAGCTCGTAAAATCATCCTACCAAGCGCGCTCAATTCACAGCGCGTACGTACACCTATTACATCAATGGGTGCATACACAGAACACAAGATTAAAGCTGCACTAGGTAATGAAGATAGCAAGCTATACGTAACTGCAGCCGATGACGATTTCAGTACTAACCCTGCATTTTCTCCAACACAGTACCTAAGCGAGTTCCCAACTAATACACGTTTTGGTACACCGTCTATTGATGCGTGTTCACGTGGAGTTTTGCCAGCTAGCGGTATGACTATCAACGTGCCTTCTCTTGTTACATCTGCAGGCGGTAAGTCAGGCGTTGCACCTGTTGTAACTGTTGAAGCCGAAGGCGGAGCAGTTGCTAACACAGGTATGGTTACTGAATACCTTTCAGGTACAGTATCTAAATACTCAGGTATGAACACTATTAGCATTGAATTGCTAGAGCGTTCAGATCCTAATTTTTATGCTGAGCTAACAGCACAGCTACAAAATGCTTACCTAAAGACTCTTGATACAACAGTTAACGCTGCACTTATTACAGCGGGTACTGTTGCAACTACAGCACAAGCTGCTACATCTGCAGGCATTATTGGTTACGCATCTGAGGCAGCACGTCTTGTTTACGAGGCAACTGGCTACTATGCACAGAACTACATCGCCAATGGATCTCAATGGCAACTTTTGATGTCCGCATCGGATACAACGGGGAGACCAATTTACTCGGCGAGCCAGCCAATGAACGCGGGCGGGCTTACACAGCCTGGCTCAATCCGCGGCAACGTACTAGGTCTTGATCTATACGTAGATAAAAACTTCGCAGCTACTACAACTGTGGATGACTCAGCAATTATTCTTGCGCCTGAGGCATTTACTGTTTACCAATCACCACAGGCTTATATGTCAGTTAATGTGGTTAGCAATCTTCAAATTCAGGTTGCCATATATGGTTATATGGCCACGATTGCGAAAATGCCAAAGGGTATAATTCGCTATAATTTCACATAGAATAAAACCCACTAATAGTTTGGTAGGCCTC